GCGACATTATTTGCGCCTGAAATAACTTCAATTTCTGCTAAGTTCATCCAGTGACCACCAAGACTATCAAATTCTGGGTTTCTCTTTCGCCAAACCCTAACGTATCTGTACTTGACAATAGGTTTTCTAACCATAAATATAACTAGTCCCAAAACTATTAAAACCATAAATACTACAATAATAATTTTCATTCGATTTCCCATTTACTTTTTATTTTTATTTTTTTTACTTTCGAATTTACCAAAGAATTGTGCGAGACCAATAATTAGCACTGTTTTTATTATTAGCAGTCAAATTTCCAGAACCATCCCGAATACCACCACTGCGATTTAGGTAATTTTTCCGTCGGATTGGATCATTGTGTTGAGTGAAGTCTTTCATTGTCGCGTCACCAAAATGGATTTTTCTTTTATTTCCGTTTTTCATTACATAAACCATCCCCTTTTTAGTTATATTGTCACTCTTAACAGGTTTATAAAGAGGTTTTTCTGTAGACCAATCAGACGGTTGTTTCATTAGTTTAGGTGAGAATCCGCTAGATTTACCGCCTGACGGAAAGAAATTAGCGGTTTTCCACATAACCCTACCTTTCATATCTTTCTGTTTCTGTCTTGCTAACTTTATCAATGTTTCTTTTGTGTGTATCTTCAATAATTCTGGTATAGTCATGGGTGTTTTTGAATCAACCCTTTTTAGAGGTCTGCAAGCCTTTGTCTTTGTTTCACTGGAACCACATTCTACCTGTTTACCGTTTTTCAAATAAATTTCTACCTGGACCCATTGTTCTGTGTACCATCTAGAAATACCAGTTGTTTTACTAGGTTTTTTACCTGAATATGTACCTCCTTCTTTCTTGTATTGTCTTACAATCCATGAACTGGCGTAAAGACTTGGATAATGTTCAAATTTACGTTTGGCTTTTTCTTTGACTGAATTATAAAGTTTCGTATTCGTTGGTTTCGGGGATGTCATTTTTATTATACAGATAATAAAATATTTATTACAATGTTGATCAGTATATTGAATTTTTCATGATTTCTTTGGTACCGTTAGAAAATTCTATATGTAGTTCGTTGACATTGAAAAACGAAGGTTTTATATCGTAACCGTGCCAGTCGAAACAGGGCCCCATATATTCAAGTACGATATCGGTTATATTGTTACCAAGATCATCAGTAATTGTTTCAACCAGTTTTGGTCCTCTATGTGGTTTAATTAACATTTTGTATGATTTATTATTTATCTTGTATTCTAACTGGTAAAGATTTTTAGAAATTGTTTTGACACGTTTATCGTTGACAATAATGTAGTCTAACATCACATCTAACATAATCCTAATGCTTTTGACATACACAACAACAGTATACGTCTCCGTTTTAGATACCATACAAATTAGTGTGTTCCAATCATTCTGAAACTTGTGTAAAGTATTATTGAGTCGTTTGATATATTTCCACATTTATATATTAGTAATATTTTATACTTAAATAGTATAATAAAGATGATGTACATTCTAGTTTTAGTAATTGTGTTTGTTTTAATATGTGTTTGTGTTTTACCGTCAAAAAATAAATTAAACACTGGTATCTTATTCTTCGACATAGACGCGACCATGTCTAATATGCCAGTAAGTGATAGGGACTTTGTAATGCAATATTGTGTTAATAAAGGCTATGATATTGGTATAATCACAGCAAGTGATAGACCCAAATGGTATTTAGTTAATGAAAACGGAAGTCCTAATTACGAATTTTCTCCTTGGATTACACCTATAATGGCTAAAATATTATTCGACACAAAATTCAAAAATTATAATACTATGACTTTGACTGGTGGTCAAATTGAACGGTTTCCGTATTTTCCAGAAGACCGAAAGATGTATGGATGGAAGAAAGGATGGCAGATGGATAAGGCAATTATAGATGGAGGGTATGACAGATCAAAGTCATATTTGTTCGATGACCAGATTATTGTTTTGGATGCGGTGAGCGAGATATGTCATGGTGTTAATTTAATATTGGTAGACAATACCTATTCTAATAGAACACTTGATATGTCGATGATTGGAAGATTGTTAACTTATGGTTGACGAAACAATGATTGTAATATGAATTTAAATGTGTGATATCTAGAGTGTAAATGGGTCAATATTACTATCCTATTATCCTCGGAGATGATAGAGCAACAACAGAACATATACGTACATATCTATGTCCTGGTCAATTTGGTGGAAGTCTTAAAATACATACACATACTTACGTTGGAAGCGGTGTGATGAAAGGAATAGAGTACTTGCTTTCACCAAAAGGCAAATACTACATGTCTAGACTAGTTTGGGCCGGCGACAATGCACCAAAAGAGCCTGGAACAGACAAGAACTTGAACGAAATGATATGCCACGAGAACAACTCTAATACAACTCCGCATGAAACAGAGGAGGTAAATTATAAGTATATTATTAATCACTCAAAACGCAAATATATTGTGAAACCACAACCTATTGAAAGGTTGCCATATCACGAAAGGATAGTTGTCGTTCATCCACTGGCTCTACTAACATCAGATGGTGAAGGGCATGATGGCCATGGATATTGTGGATCCAATGAGAATATAGGCACTTGGGCACGAGACGTTATTTCCGTGAACGATATTTATCCCGATGGTTTCGAACTTCTAGAAACTACATTTCACGATAACTATAACTAAATAAGAGGCTATGAATACAAGGAAAAATTACCTCTTGTGAAAAAAAGACTGGATATGTCGAAAATTGTTAAGTTAAAAAAGATAATTATGTATATTAAATGATAATATTAAATGATAATTCTGAATATTGTAACGTAGTTCTTGTATTCTCTTTGTCGTTAGTATTTATGGTATTAGCATCTCCTTACTCTTTCAAGAAATCTAATACTGTAGTTTATTCAAACACTAGTTTAATGACTGCTGAAGAAGGTAGACCTTATGCATTTGGTATACTGTTACATTCATTATTATTTTTCTTGTTTGCTTTTTCTATCGTAACAAATAACTATATATTATTCATAATAATGTTATTTGCATGTTTAATATTGTAATAATTATTTAGAAATATTACAATTAAAATGTAGGTATTGACGAATTAGAACTAGCACTGAAAGTTTCCATTCTTGGTTTTGGATGTCTGAGTTTGTAATCGTCTCTATGTGAATCTACATTCTTTTCTATTCTACGATCCGGAACTTTGATTTCGACAGTTGGTGTGTTAGGTGTGAGTCTTATAAAATTTTCTGCGTTCACGTGAGCATTATTTCGACTTGTGCTAGACCTAGCAAATATATCTTTCACATTCAGTTTAGCAGATAAGTCACGCGAGAAGTGTTCCTCGTCGTATTTAGGTAAGAAATGCTTTCCTGAACCAGCCTCGACTGTTATTTTTCCATCTAGAAGTTTAGAGAAGTGTTCTTCGTCATATTTAGGTAGGAATTTCTTTCTACTATCACCTGTGATTATAATGCGCTCTGTAATACCACCGACTTGTTCTGGTATATATTTTTCGAATGTACCCATAGTATCGCGACCACTTTTACCCTCTACTGTTATATAATTATCCTTGATCGAACTTTTCGCAGTTATGCCAAACGAACTGTTCGCACTATATTGACCGAGTGTAGAGTATACCTTAGTAGGTTTTACAGAAACACGTAAGAAATTTTCAACAGATACAGTACCTTTAGCAAGAACATCCCCACGTTGTATCTTATCATTCGTGACAAATGGTGCAGCGTTAAAGATAGCCTCTCGATTACCTTGTGCACTTCTAACTTGTGTTTTATTTATACCTTTTCTCCCTCCGGTCATTGCTAGAAGAGATTCACGTATGTCATTACTACCAATTGCATCATGTGCTATAGTTGAGAATTCTCCATTTAATGCCTTTCCGACTGCACCACCTCCAGAACCATGCGGATTTATTCTCACACCATCACCTGCTACTCTATCGGAACCTCGAAGGTTACCTTTCGCTCTAATTAAAGACGCATATCCTCTATTACCATCAGTATTTAAGAAATGAGCCTGTTGTTGATCCATTATAGACCTATACGCCTTATTAGTAGTTATTTTTTCTGCGGTCATATAACTCCTGTCAACCCGTTGTATAGTCCTATCACCCTTTCCAGATGACTGATTTCCAATACCAACACCCATCACTGCCTTCGGTTTTTTCCGTAATGCACTGAGACTAAACTGATCCATGTTTTATTAAACAGATTATAAGTTTTAAATTTCTTAATGTTTAAAGAATTATTTTTATTACAACAAATGTCAAACGATAATGATAAAAATGTCGATGTTAATGATTATGAGTTAGTTGCCGTATCTAAATTAAGTGATGAAGAAAAAAGAATGTACAAGTCCTTAGGTAAGGCTTTGTTCGGTAATACTCAGTTCAAGGGTTCCGAGATAGTAAATACTGATGAAGATCCACCTGAAGAAGTTTGTGCCTTTGTCGTAAGGCAATTAGATGACGGAATACACCCTAGTTTTCTAGAGGAGGGTGAAATTGCAGTTTTAGAGAAAAACTACGGCACTGAATGGTATAAAAAATGGAAGTATGTAGATAAAGATTTAACAGAAGTATTTACTGTTGATCGTAACTAATTTGTGGTTTTGTATAATCTGGTTGTATAGTCGATAACACGCTTACGGAGTTCATAAGAATCATAAAAGGAATCTTGATTAAATTAAACACATTTTCAACAAAATCTATATGACCGTCCATTCGACTAGTGGTATTTTTCATTTCATTTATTTCCTTTCTTAATTCTCTGATTTCATTCAATAACATTGCAGTGTCATCGTTCATAATTTATTATAATATATAAAATTTTTATACTTATAATAAATGGAGTTGCCTGAAAATTCAGCGCTTGTTATAAGAATACTTGGATTTACTTTATCTGTTGTACTGATTTTTGATTTTATAGAAATGAGTCCATCGATTGATACTCACACTGGTATTTGCGGTATGTGTTTTCTTGTTATAATGATTGGTTTCGTGTTTGGGTTATTATTTTCATATCGTTTACCAAAAAAACAATAAATTTTTAATTATAAATTAAGAATTTAATTATCTAAATCAACACATTATGCTTCTGATAAGGGTAGATCTTCGTGTATTGACAAACTTTCTCTATAGATACCAAACCTTATCGATAAGGTTTTCATTTCTCTATAGAAAGTAGCGTATAATCCCAGTATATTTATGAACAAAATTATCTCTGAAATACTTAGTATGAGAATAAAGACTTTTTTAGGGTCGGTCAATATTAGGAATATAAGGGGTGGATATATAGAAAGATTCAACATCGCACAATATAATAATATTTTTCTAGCAAACCGTTCGTTATCGGTACCTAATTCAGGCAACAATAGGTCCAACTTATATGACAACATCCCGTATTTGAGTCCGCTAGCAAAGAATAAAATCGCAAACGAAAAATGAATATTTTTAGTAGTCGCAACAGTCTGAAAACTAGCGACTCCGAGAGCACTTAACCCACTGATAAATGCTACTTTCAAACTCACATCGTTTATCCTTGTACTCATGCTTTTATGGTTTTGACTATTATCTATATAATATTTAACATATTCGTGTCTAACGAACGAAACAAAGGGTATAAGAACAGTTGTCAATGCTAGACCCATGGTTCCAACACTAGATGCTGGGGAGTTTTCAATAGAAGACGACAGATAATAATTCGGGTATGACATTAGATCTCCAGAAGCAGAAATGAAATATGTAATAATGAAAGTAACTACTGGCATTATCAACAATGCTCTGAATGCCGGAACTATTTTAAATATATAATCCATGCTTTATTCATATAATTTTATTTATAAATACTGAAAACAATATTGTTTATAATTTAATTCTTATTATTAAAATAAGAATATAATAATTTACTTTACATCTCGTCTTCGTATACCTTCTTAGGTTTCTCGGTGCTGGACTTTAATTCAAGGACACGAACCTTCTTAGTATCTACAGCGTCCATTTCAACAAGATTATCCATCATGTCATCGCTTAGGTCAATCCCAGGTAGAGGAACATCATTAACTAGATATCTCATGAAACCACCCTGTTTCTGATCCTCCGTTAGATCATTAGTAAGCCCAGATTTAGTACGTGCACCTGTATACTTCTGATAAAAGTTATCTTTGAAAGTAGGGTGTTCAACGTCGGCACCTTCCAATTCACGCCTGGTCTTAATAATCAAATTCTTAAGTTCCTTGATCTTGTTTACGTGCTCAAGGTAAGTCCAAGATAATTGAGCCTTTTTGACATTTAGAGTAATGTATTCATCCAGGTCGATATCAGCCTGAGGGCGATTACCTGATACATCTTCCATCAATTCATGTTCCCGACTCTTAATCTCTTCGGCGAGTTTCTGATCCTCTTTCTTTTGTCCCTTAATAGCGGCAGAAACAGACTCTGTTGTATCCTTTCTGATATCGACCTCTGATGTTTCAGCTGCATAACTCTTACTGTTAGTAAGAGGAAATGGTCTACCTACATATGCGTGATAGATAATATGAGTAGAGTCTACATCCTTTATCAACATCTCGGCGCGTTGGTTTGCTTCGTCCTCAGTACTATAATTACCTCTTAACTTAGCAAAACCATAAATACCCTTTGAATTAGGTGTAGCCCCCTTAGCAGGGATAAAAGAAACGAGCCCGATAGTTTGTAGTCCAATAGCAGGATCCGCGTAATTCCTATCGCGCACAGGGAATTTTTTAGTAAAATCAGACACATTTAGTTCAGCAACAGCATCAATAACTTCGCTGTCTGTAAGAGCAGGTTCTTTGGATGCTTGGAATTTAGGATAATCGCCAGGTGTAGATAGAGATGAAGACATTTTGTTTCTTTTATAGTCATATCTCTTTAGACATTTTATGAAACTTTGTATACGTCATCGGGACCTACACCACAGTAGTCATCAACGAGTTTCGCAAACTTATTGTAAATCTGGTATTGGTTGTCACATGTTGGACTGTGAGCCTCGTCCATTAAAGATGTGAAAATACTATCAAATTTCTTGGTGTGTCCAATTTCATCACATATTACATGTGATATTTCGTGTAACATAACGTGCATCAGCATTACGTCATCATAATACTCGCCAGTCTTTTTATTCCTTGTACAAATATACATAAATTCTTTATTTATTGTATATGAACTACCACCCCGACACATTCGTATTTCTTCCATTATATTCTTCTTATTATAATTTAGGCTTACTAAGTGTCCTGTCCACGGAGTTCTTCTAGAATCCATCCAGTTAGAAATAATTGTTTTTATCTCCTCAACCTTGGGATCAAACTGACACTTTTCACAGTTATGGCAATCACCGTTTGCGAAAAAGAAACTCTCAAACCCTTCTATTGTTTGAGGACAAGAAATAGACATTACAATATAAATTATAACAAGTAGAATCACTAGATTCAATATGCTATTAATCATTTATATTAACAAAACATTTTTAACATATACCATAAAAGATATTATAAATTTTTTCAGAAATTTTAATTCCTACTCTTCTTGTTTTTCCGTTAGCAATTGGAAAAGTTATTTCGGATAGCATTGTTTTTCTTTTATCTTCAACTAAATTTTCATACGCTGTCATTAGAGAAATAACGGAAGGATACTCAGAAGTTATCACTCCTGCAATCTTTTCTGTAACATGTGGTATAAGAGATAACTGCTGAATGAACCAAACAGAAGGCGTAACATTATCTTTCTTCCGTGTCTTCAAAGTGGCAGCATATCCAACATCGGTAATATTAGAACTTCCAGTACCAAAATACTTATCTATATCGACTATCAATTTCTGTAAGAGACGTTCTATAAATAATGCCGTCTCTTCAATAGAAATAGTTCTATACACCTTAATGTTATCTCTTAATTGAGTATTTATCAAACTACCTAAAAGAGTCGACACACTCACGCCAGAAATTTTAGAATCTAATGTCTTCATCAAACCACCTTCTATTAGATACATGATTCTAGATATATCAAGACCGCAATTTAACAAACGCGCTTTCTGTTCCCTATTTCGCCCATCACAAATAGACGCTTTCAAATCGGCTATAGTTTTTCTCTCTATAACTAAGACAGGAATTTGCTCTTTACGAAAAACTATGTCTCCTATTTCCAACATCTCAACTTTAAACTCTACATTATTATTTTTTAGAATTTCTATTAACTCTCTCTCCCTATTATCTATTATTAATTCTATTGACATCTTTTATTAATAATACTTCAACTTTAAACACATATACTATTTATATTCATTCTCTTTTCTCAATCGTTCTCTTACACGCATCAAATCATCAAATACTACTGGTGGGTTTCCTCTCGAAAAGTGTGTTAGTTTTGCGTTTTTTGTATCCAATAATACTGCTTCTAAATCATCATTTTGGGAGAATTTTGCATACATTGCTTTTTCCATTTCTTCAACACCGCGTCCTTCAAAGAAATCTTCATCAACCTTAATATCTAGAGGGCGAAGTAATGTCGTTATAGATTTAGCGTTTTTTACTTTCGTTATAGATTTCCCAGTTTTTCCACCAGCAATTTTTGCCGTAAGAGGATTTGTTGACAGGTCAGTAGTACCAGAAGTCAAAGAGAAAGTATGATAAAATTTTGCATTATTTTTTTTGAATTTAGAACCTTGATAATAATGTTCCACGGAAGCCCACTCACGGTCGTCTAATTTAAATGATGCACCCCAGAAATTCGATAACATTTGACGCCATTTTGGATTTTGTTCCAAAATCTTATATGTTCCAATTTCTCCTTCTGCAATCCTCTCACCTTGACCATCACCGGGTAAAGGTTTTGTCTTAGACTTTTCACCGGGTGAAGGTCCATCCTTCGATTTTGAATAAAACTGGAAAATAGTCCTATCATCATATAAATCTTCATCAAGTTCATCTCGAGATGTTTTTTCTGCGACAGTATTATCGGTTATTATCGTCTTTGCTTCGATGTTCATATTTTTAAAAAGTGTTCCTAAATCAAGTTCGTTGTTGTCTATAGAAGAATCATCATCAGATTCTCCTTCCTCGAGATTATTTTCCTCACTACTATCATCATATAATTCTATATCTCTTTCTGCATACCTTTCTGCATACAGTGCTTTAGAATCCTCGAGATTATTTTCCACATCATTATCATAATATAATTCATCATCAGGTTCTTCATCCATAATGGTAATTTCGTTTTCTAAATCAATTCGCTGTATATTTGGTCTAATTTGACGTGTATTAAGAATATTTATTAATTCCTCATTACCACCTATGAATACACCATCGACAACAAGAACTGGAACAGTAGTGTAATTAATTGACTTCAACATGTCTCTTAACTCTCTAGGTATTGTATTGACATCCTTCACTTTAGATAAAAAGTCAATCCCCGCTTTACTTAATGCTTTCTTTGCCGATTCACAAGCAGAACACCCATCTCTTGTATAAAGAACAAAATCACCTTTTATAATTGAAAGTCGTAAGTTCTGTTTATTAGTTAATGAATTCGGTTTAATCCTTCGACGATAAATCATTTTAGATACTTCTTCGAGTCTTTCTTTTATTTTAGCGTCAGTTTTCCATTCACTATTAATTACGGTTCCTAACTCTGAATCAGAATAAGTATGTAAAAATTTGAAATAAATCCAAAATATCTCAGGGTCTACGTTCTCAAATAAGTTTTGTGTTGTTGAAAATTTTGTAAGATAATCTGGTATAGAATCAGGAGATATAAAAATACCAACACATGAAGGGAACAACAAAGAAAGTATCAATCGACACGAAAAATTGTTGATTTCCAAGAAAGACGGAACCTGCTTAGTACCTCTGTTTATTTTTGAAACCTCTAATATTAGTTCCTGAAATGCACGTACTAGGGTAATTACATAATTTCGGACTATTGGTTTAGTTACACCTTTCTTTTTGATAAGTTCCGTCTTGATCTTTTTCAGGACTCTAAGGTTAACCTGTTCAATAACATCAACATCGCCATCTTCTATAACCTCTAGATCTGATAGATCAGTTCTTACTATCATATTAGCAAACCCTGGTATATTATTAATCCAAAACTTACGATGTTTAATAACAGAATCCGTTATAATCTGTGTAATAAGATTAGTATCATCGTCAACCATCATATTTATATAATCTGATATCGTAATTCTGGAACCACTATCATCAACAAATGAAGTTTCTTGAGATAGTTCATTCTCTTCCATAATTTCATGGAAATATTTGTCGAACTTATGAGAAATATAATACATATATAGAGTGTTTGTAAGTTGATTCTTTTCAGACATTGTCATATTAACTAAAGAGTCAGTAGGAAGATTGTAGTGTTGAATGTACATTTTCAATATAAAAGTTTTTATATAATCAGCCTTTGCTATCTCACGAGCGATTGACGGTGTGATATATTTAAATTTCTTTGCGTCAAAATATAAGTTAGAATGCGCTTGAGACTCGTAAAGTAGTCTATTCATATCACGTAAACGTTTAAAAGCAACAGATGTGTTACCATTACCACGACCAAGTCGTTCGGGTTTCATACGAGAAATAACAGAAGTAAGAACATATTCAGATAATGAAACTGCTTTATCCATATATCTATATTCAGCACCAAGCATGTCATAATTTTCATTTGAAACAAATGCGGTCATTATTTTATTAAAGCATTGATTTTAATAAAAATTGAAAATAAATTTAGTTTTCTACATAATAATCACGTAATGACAATCCTAACAGAAAAACATATACAGAATATTATTAAAAGCCATAGCGAAACAATCGGCTTGGTTGACCATCAAATACAGTCATACGAAAATTTCATGACACACGGGATAGATGAAATCATATCATCCAACCCGATAAAAATTGGTAAAAATAGGATTATATCATTCTCCGACGTTTACATTCCGAAACCAACGGTTACAGAAGCAGATAGAACAATCAGAGACTTGATTCCTTCAGAGGCGAGAGTAAGAGATCTTAGTTACGAATCACCCGTCTATGTTACAATAGTTGACACATGCAATAACGAAGAAGGGGTAATTATATCTAGTAATATACATAACCGGGTTGAAATATGTAGGATTCCTATAATGTTGCGAACATCTCATTGTCATTTATATAACCAGACCAAAGATACACGCGTTAAGATGAAAGAATGTGAATATGATAACGGGGGTTATTTTATTATCAGGGGTAATGAAAGGGTTATAGTTTCTCAACTTAGGTCAATTTACAATATAGTACTTGTGTTTGATCAACAAAACGAGAAATATGAGTACATTGCAGAGACTAGGAGTATGTCCGATTCAACTGGTCATTCAGTTGTTTTGAAATCTGGACTTTGTATCGATAATCGAACAATCGATATCACTCTACCATACATAAAAGAAAATATTCCTGCCGCCATAGTCTTCAAAGCACTTGGATACCATACTTTCGATGAAATATCTAGTCTTATAAAACTAGAAGGTGATGAAACCGCGAAGTATATAAGGTTTATGATTCGTAGCGGTTTCTGTGACGATACAGATGCTTATAACGAACCTGATGAAGAAAAGAGAAAAGAACTCATAATAGAAAAGGCGTGTAAATACATTGGTGAACGTTCTTTATATCCAGTTAAACAATGCGACTACACCAAATATGGAGACCAGATAATCAACACTGAATGCCTTCCTCATATGGGTGTCTCTTCGTCCAAGAAAGCAAAGGCTTTATTCTTCGGTCATATGATTCATAAATTATTATCTACAAAACTCGGTATACGAACCGTTGATGATCGAGACGACTATGCTAATAAACGAGTCGAAACTACTGGTATTCTATGCACCGAACTATTCAAACAACTATTTAAGAAATTCAAGGAATCAGTTCTCAACTCGATAGAAAAAAAGAAACAAGTTACTTTCGACATCACCTCTCTTATTAACAGAAACAACACAATAACATCTGGGTTGAGACATTGTTTTTCGACTGGTAATTGGGGAGTACCGAAGACATCTTATGTACGTGCAGGAGTAGCACAAATCCTATCGAGATTATCTTATGGTGCTACTTTATCTCATATGAGACGAATATGTATTCCCGTTGGTAAAGAGGTTAAGAATGCAAAGATCAGACAAATAAACCCAACTCAGATTATGTTCATATGTCCATGTGAGACACCAGAAGGTCAACCAGTCGGAATCGTTTTGAACATCACAATCATGACTCGTGTATCCGAGAAGACTTCACCTTACATTATTCGATCGGTAATTGAAAATTGTAGTGACTTTGATAATATCGACAATGATAATTCCGAGACAAATGATACAAAGGTATTTTTGAATGGAATGTTATTAGGGTTTACCTCTAATCCATATGGATTAACAGAAGATATACGAAAGTTTAGGACAGACAAAGCGATTTCATATGATGTTTCAGTTAGTTACGATGACTTAGATGATGAAATTAGTATCGCTACGGATGCTGGTAGACTTATTCGTCCTGTATTCAATCTAGATGGAGACAAACTACTAATAAAAGAAGAAGATGGCTCAGATTGGAATTTTTTAGTTGATAAGTCTCTGGTATCCTACATGGACAATGCCGAAATTAACAATAAAGTAATCGCATTTAACCAGGAAGAATTGGGTAAATACAGAATAGACCATTGTGAAATAAGTCCTTCGATGATACTTGGAGTTATGGGGTCTATTATTCCATGGCCGGATCATTCCCAATCACCGAGAAATTGTTACCAAACGTCGATGGGAAAACAGGCAATGAGCATGTACGCATTGTCGTATAACAACCGAACAGACACCGTATCTCATATACTTGGTTATCCTCAGAGACCTTTAGTTAGTACATTCCAGGCCGGACTTATGGGATTTAACGATATGCCTTCTGGTATAAATGTTATAGTAGCGATAGCCTGTTATACTGGTTTCAATCAAGAGGATTCTATCATCTTAAACAAAAGCGCTGTCGAACGTGGTTTATTTGATGCGACTACTTACCGAACTCATACAGATCAAGAGAAGAAACATGGTATCTATAACAGCGAGAAAATAGGATGTCCTCCATTAGACAAGAGGAAAATGGACATTAACTACGGTCTTCTTGGTTCTGATGGTATTGTGATGACAAGATTCCCTAATGGCGGTGCCGTATACGTTGAGAAGGGAGATGTATTGATTGGTAAATATTTCATCGACGGTTCTAATGGTTGTAATGAAGTTATTAGTGATTGTAGTCTTGTGATAAAGAAAGGTGAAGATGGATATATCGATCGAGTCATTAAATCAATCACACCTGATGGTAATTTGATGGTTAAAATTGTTATTAGAACCCAACGTATACCAGAAGTTGGTGATAAGTTTGCTTCTAGGGCCGCACAAAAGGGGACGTGTGGGATGATGTATAGACAAGAGGATATGCCATTTACAGTTGATGGTATGACACCCGATCTCATTCTCAACCCACATTGTATTCCTAGTAGAATGACTATCAATCAACTACTTGAGTCAGTTCTTGGAAAGTCGTGTGCTTTAGAAGGTAAATTTGGAGATTCTACCCCATTTACTGGGAGTAGTGTAGATGTAGCGTCGAGTATATGTGATCATCTTGGAATGTTGGGTTACGAAAAAACAGGGAAAGAAGTATTACATAACGGATTTAATGGGGAGATGATGGGGTCTTTTTTTATTGGTCCAGTTTATTACCAGCGACTCAAACATCTTGTGGGGGAGAAAATGCATGCTAGGGCTAGTGGACCAGTTACGACTTTGACTCGTCAACCATTGGAGGGTCGAAGTCGTGACGGTGGTTTAAGATTTGGAGAGATGGAGAGAGATTGTATGATTTCTCACGGAACTTCCATGTTCTTGAAAGAGAGGTTATGTGATCAGTCCGATCCATACAAGGCTCCGATATGCAATGGTTGCGGTAACATAGCAACAACACAGACTAAATGTCACGTTTGTGACGGTGACGACATATCGATAACTGGAATGCCTTATATTGCCAAACTTGTGTTACAGGAACTAAACGCGATGGCGATAAAAACAAAAATAAGCGTAAGATAAAAAATAATAAATAAAAAAAACAATTGTATAATAATTTCAAATTCTAAAAATATTTTTAGAATTATAATGATATTTGATTTTTCTCACTGTATTTATTCCATTTGGTAACGATCCTTTTTATACCAAGTCAAACCACATTTACTTCCGTGTATTTTTTCATTCAACTCCTTTGTTATATTAATGCTTTTATTATCTACCAACTTTTGTAAATATTCATCAATCTGATCCTGATTTGATATGATAATCGTTTACATGGTTGGTGTAAATCCATCACTTTCGTTCCCATCGTTATACCACTGTTTATTCTCTTCATCATCATCATAATCACCATAATTAATCTCTTCATCATCATCATCATCACCATAATTAATCTCGTCATCGAGTTGGTCTGGCATCGGTTGGAATTCATTCTTTTTAGATATATTCTCATAGAGACGTGCGTATCTTAAAATATCATAAACTGCTACAATGTCGCTTAACGGAAGCAACTCATGGTTAAATGATGTTATTCTAATCTCATTTGATTTTATCAGTCCAGTCTTTGTAATACTTCTTCTATCACTACTAAATACCAAAAAACCAAGTGCTAGAGCATAAGGATTAAGTTTCTGATATTGTGGTACATAATACTTAACTAATTCAATTAAATTTTTCTTATCCAATGGTTGTAGAAATTGAATACCCATCATAAACAGTTCGAACCTGTCTTGTGTATTCTTAATATTTAACGACATACCCTCCAAACCCATATGTGACATTTGTTTATAACCAATGTTGTCCATTTTATTATTTCTAATTATAAAAATTAAAAATTATATCCACTCGGTAAATGTATTATACACGTTAAGTGAAACATTATCATTTGTTTTTAATCAATTTCAAAAATATATAATCTACATGACTATAACCAATCAGATAAACATAAATATTAAAAAGTAGTTTAAAGATAACCAGACAATAATAAAAAATGTCTACAAATAATGATACTACATCCAGCACCGCTGTAAAAAAGACCAATCCTAGAAAGACTGGTGTTAAGAAGACTGCTTCTAAGAAGGAAGTTGTCGTTGAAGAAGTTCTTGTCGAAGAAGAGGTTCTTGTCGAGGAAGAAGTTGTCGTCGAGGAAGAGGTTTCTGTCGATAAACCTACCAAGGTTTCGAGGGTTGTTAATAAAGAAAGTGTATTGGCTTCATTTGATGAGTTGGTCGCTCTTATTGATGCAGAAATCGAGGCTCTTAGAGGTGAATCTAAAAAAGGCGCTACTGGTGTTAAGTTTCTCAGATGTTGTAATGCAAAGATCAAACAACTCAAGACTCAGACTGCCAAAATCTCTAAGGGTAAGAACAAGAAGTCTGCAACCATTACTAACTCAGGTTTCTTAAAACCTGTCCAAGTCTCAACTGAGGTACTTAAATTCGCAGGATGGAAGAATGATGAACTTCATTCAAGGGTCGACGTAACCAAGTTTATCTGTAATCACATAAAAGAGAACAACCTCCAGAAACCAGATGATAGACGTAGAATCATCCCTGATTCCAAACTCAGGAAACTCCTCAAGTTTGAAGGTGAAGACTTTAGATATTGTGATATCCAGAGTATGATGAAACCTCATTTTAACGCGAGTAAGTAAATTTATTAATAATATTTTTGTTTCGACAGATATTATTAAAAGTGAATTATATTATAAAAAATTATAAATGTACAATAATATACTATGGGTATCAAATCAAATTATACAAAATGTCTTAGGCAAATTGCCGGAGACGATATTTTCGAAGCAACACATATATCACACTTTGAATTCAAAAGGGTTGCTATAGACACTAGTCTATACTTATACAAATTTAAGGCGGCTATGGGGGAAGAATGGATATCAGGATTTCTAAATCTTATTAGATGCTTGAGAACAAATATAGTACATCCAGTATTTATATTTGACGGGAAACCTCCAATTCAAAAACAAGAGGAACAACAGTCTAGGAGAGACAACATGAAAAAACTAGAGAATAGTGTTTTACAATTGGATAATGACATTATCGCATACAACGAAACAGGTGTTATATCTGAAAATATTATGAAATTATCGACACCAGGTAAAGACTTTGACATCTCTGAAGTTGAGGATAAGATCTTGAAAAAACATGACCAGGTTATACACGTTACGCCTGAAGACTTTGTGAAATTAAAACAATTATTTGATATAATGACAATCCCTTATTACACGGCACCATCAGAGGCGGAGAAGATGTGTTCCAAATTATGTATCGATGGTAAAGTTGCAGCTGCTTTATCTGACGATACTGATGTAATCGCTTACACATGTCCTAAAACTATCTGTAAAATTAACACTTCATCTGGTGGTTGTTTCGTCGTAACCCATTGTACCTTATTAGAAAAGTTGAAACTAAACAAACAACAATTTCTTGATCATTGTATAATGTGTGGTACTGACTACAATAAGAACATGCAGGGTGTTGGTTCGTTGACTGCTTACAAACATATAATTTCATACGGAAGCATCGAGGGTGTTTCTCTTAACACAAATTTAGATGTAACAATTTTAGACCATTTGACTGTTAGAAAATTGTTCACTGAGTTCGAGGAATACAATCTGGACAGTATTCCATTTTGTGGGAGTCCAGACGAGAAACTACTTGAAAGGTTCTTCCACGAAAACAATATTTCTAGTAACTTATCTTATTACCTTTCAGGTTTAGAAAACACACATATTATTTTAGAATAAATAGTTTAAATAATTTCCATATTGTTAAGAAAGAAGTATGTATCAAACTTTTAACAATATGAAAATAAATTCCGAACCAATAAGACATAATAATTACGCTAGTAATGCTATAAAAAACGCTACGCGACCTAAAATACACGAGAATTTCACAAGGGTAATGTCTAATAATCAACAGACAGAAAGATACGATTCTCGAAGAATAACTAATTCAAACCAACCAAAACAAACAGAAAATACTAAATCTTTATGGGGTAGACCTCTCTGGTTTTCACTTCATTATGGTGCCTTGCATTTTCCGGATAGTCCTGACCCCGATATGATAAAAATGATGGTTGGTTTTATAAGGGGTTTACCTATAATGATTCCGTGCGACGTATGCAAGAACCACTCGTATACTTACATATCAAAGTTTTCAGACGATGAATTGAGATCATTATCAAGTAGTAAAGAAACATTATTCGAGTTTTTTTGGGAGTTCCATAACGCTGTTAATAAGAACACAGGGAAACCTCAAATTTCTTTAGAAAAAGCATACGATATTTTCAGAAACGCCCCTAGAAGTGCGTTGTAATTTTATACATAATAAGGTATAAAATTAATCTTGTTTTTTACATAAATTTTTAACAAGTAGTAAGATAATAATAAGAAACATACCCATAAGTATAATATTAATATTTTTATCTCTATACATATTTGATTTGTTTTTTCTTCTATGACAGTTCCCATCAGCACAATCACCGTTTTCTGGGTGATGATCGTTTACAGGTTTGTATAACTTGGAGCAGACAGGGCAGGTTTTTATATGTTGTAAAATGTCAGTGCATCTAATAACACATGACTCACGTTCACTAATGTCGTGTGATGAATCACCCAAATCGGTATAAAATATTTTACTAATAGGTGTACGGTTATTATCTTCGTTGAAATGAAAATTATCTTTACTGGGTCTTCCAATTGATAAATGACTTATATCTGTTATTGGTTGTCTCATTTTATATATAACTTTATTTTATAAAAAAAATACATCTTCTGTATTTGTGATTTTTTGGTTAACGACAAGATCATACGCTTGCATCAGGAACGCGTCTTTTCCGTTCGAAACCATACCAAATAAAATATCTGTGAAATCCGTAGTTGAAATATCCTTTCTGGCTTCGTCATCAGCCATCCTAACCTCCTTGTTTATCTTGAACACTATCTTTACCCCACTTTCAACTAGTTGTTTATACTTTGCAGTCTTCTTGATTGCTTTAAACTGGTCGTAATCACCAGATAATGTAACTCTTACTTTGTCACGACTTTTTGGGTCTATGTTAAAGTTTGTTATTTCAGTCACATCCATGTACATGATTTTCTTTCCAGGAAGGTCGAGTTCTATTTCATCCAATTCAAGGTCAGAACCTTTAGAGAATTTCATCAGCGCCACAACGTTATTTTCACTCTCACCGAACGCAATCTGCATCGGAGTTCCTGGGTAATAGACATTATCATGTGGTTTCTGTCGAGAGTGGATATGACCAGAAACTACCATTGGGTTACTCTTACCCCATTTGTCCCCTTCAACAGATATAATAGCACCCATTTTACATCCTTCAAACTCCTGATGTGCGAAAATACACTGGGATTTTCTCCATCTGTCATCCCCCAATGTATCTAACGCTTCGTTGAACCTCCCTGGGTAAACATACGGAACTAATGTAAAATTTTCTGTGTTTATATTTATATTTTGAACAGTGTCAACTATAACGACATTATCCCATTCTTTCATCGAATTCATCCAATGGTTAGTAGTTAGAAATTGCGTGTTTGATATATAGTCGTGATTACCGACTAATATGTATGTTTTCGCAATTTTTCTCATCTCGTGCACGAAATCATATGCTTTATTGAGAACAGTGGTGTGAAGTCTTTCATGTGTGTGAAGTAAATCACCGGCTATTATTATGATATCTGGTTTTCTAGAAATAGCGAGTTTTGAAATAGCGGGTATGAATAATTCAACCTCTGATATATTATTAATTTGAAAATGGGGATCTCCGATGAAAAGAATAGTTGTAGTCATTATTTTATAATTTATTGTTATAAAATATTTTAGAATTCGCTTTTAATTTAATTTACTATATACACACCTTACACACCTTATTCCATAGGTTCTATAATATGTTCACGTTCGGCTTCTTCAACTCTCTCTTGCATCTCAATATGGTCATCGTGTTTCATCTTCTTGATGATTTGGTTAAGAGTAGTCGCTTGTTGTTCGTTCAATATATCACCTATTACTCCATATGTAACTCTTCGAGGCTCGTCGTTCGTCCTACCCTCCATAAACCAATTATGAGCAACTCTGATAACCGCAAACTCGGCCTGACTAACATGAACGTGTTTCTTATGGATAAACCTGTCCATATAAGAGTTGTGGATGTTTCTAACCGCTCTTCCTAAATACTCTTCATATTCATCGAAACTACTCACATGCTCAGGATACAAACACTGTAACATTCCACGACTACTCTCATTCATTCGGACTTGTAGATACCTAAACTTTATAGATGGTTGATTTCCCCTTAATTCGAGCAGGTCAAGGTATATTCTATTACTAACCTTTAGTTGTTTGTTATTATTTGAAAATATGATCACCCCAGGTGTTTCCGCTGGGTTTACATTGTTCACATGATCCATCATTTCTTCGGTTGTTGCAAATTTTAACTCATTAGGTTTACTGACACCGATAGAGTGGTCTAGATCTAACTTGCCTTCCTCGAAAGTACCGACATGATACATGGTTGGTTCTACTGAACCATTACATACCAATCGATTAGCATGTGTGTTACGAACTAAAAACATGTATTGTTTATTTTTATCGAGAATACCCTTGAATGCATCAAAATAATTACCACCATTTGTATAAAAATGGGAGATTCGTTCTCCGAGTTCATCATGTGTATCAATTTGACATCTGAGAGCATTTTTAAAAGATGCACCGTACGACTCATCTGATCCCCATTTGCTTTTGAACGCATTCAGTTTACGATGAGTAGTTAGAAACCACTTGTCCTTGAAGTAGAACATGCGTATTAATGCACCTTCATGTGACTCGTAAAATCTACAATTCTCGAAACCATCATTACCGTCAAACCATTTACCAACCATGTCGATGTCTGGTCCTTGTTCCTCTGTGTATGAAAACGCCTTCATCACAACTTTTTCCCCGTCTAAAACAACACCCCTACACTCATTTATCAAATCTCGGTTGGCATTGAACTCCTCATCAATGGGAGTTTCACTAGCATAACAGAAATTTTCTAAACCCGTACTCTCATCCTTATCAGTCACCTTAATAAACTTACTCAACGACTCGAAAACCCCCCTGGAGGAACCAATGGTTCCAATATTATCTTGCTTTGCAAATGATGTCATAACAATTTATCTTTCTCATAAAAAACTTAATTTAAAATCAATTTTATTTCAGAAAGTGTATTTCGTATTTAAAGTTGTCGACTAACAAGTTAAATGTCTAATAGAAAACGAAATATTGAGATTATTAAGGTACCTCTTTCAACACCAGTTGATAACCGACCCCAAGAATTTCCTAGAATGCCTCGCATGTATCTCGAATTGTTAGAGAATAAGGCGAAGATAAAACAAGATCTGATAAACTCTGAATATCAACATGATTATAGTCAAGCGCCTTCTATGGTACCAGCCTCGCCCCAAAGTGTTTCATCATATGGTTCCTCTCAGAAGGGAAATTTAAATAATAAGAGTAGATTGATTGATGATGATAGATCGGATGATGATAGATCGGATGATGATAGGTCTGTTGACGAAAGATCTATTGATGATAGGTCTGTTGACGAAAGATCCGTCGATGAGAGATCTGTTGACGAAAGATCCGTCGATGAGAGATCTATCGATAAGAAATCTATTGATAAGATATCTGTTGGTGAAAGATCTGCTGATAAGAGATCAATCGATATATCTAATAAACGAAACCTAGTTTTAGACATTAAAGATGATGATATGTCCTCGATTGGTTCTAAGTCGCCTGGTAGTGATGTTCCGGATATAACTAAGCGACTTACTGACATGTTGGGAGATGATACAGACGATGAATCTGTTAAACATAAAAAGAATAAAAAAGATAAGAAGAGTAGAAAGGATAAGTATAGTAAACAACGAGATAAAGGTGGTCATAGTATATCGAAGGGTGTGGAGGCACCCTCTTTTGCAGAACTTGAAGCGAAAGGTGCTTATGTACCTCGAAAAGAATTACGTAATATCGACACAATGTATGAGGCAGATAAAAATCAGGACGATTTGAAAAGAGAATTATTATTTAAGTTTGAGTTATTACGTAAGTCTTACCCAACCGCCACAATTCCAGAGTATTCCGTTCATACAGAGTACAAAATGATGCTTAATTCTTACGAGGATTGTGTCAGGCGTCTATCTTTAGATTCGTCAGTCGATAATTTTAAACAATATCTGATATATGCTTTCATGGGTATGGAGTTCGTTCTCGGTAAATTCCTAAAACTTGATATGGAAGGGTTCACACAACAGCAGATAGTTTCGATGTCGAGTTATGATAAGTTATTAATCGAATTAGGAGAGAAGTCATATTTACCTAATGGATCAGCCTGGTCTGTTGAGGTTAGATTACTCGGTCTGGTACTTATGAATACCGCGTTCTTCGTAGTATCTAAGATGATAATGAAAAATACAAGTGTAAACCTCATGAATATGATGAACTCAATGAAGGGTAAAACCACCACTGATGATAAACCTAAGAGAAAAATGAGAGGTCCTGATGTCGACTTTGAAGACCTACCATAATTTATAATTGAATTTTATTTTTGTTATTATATATTAAACTATAATAATATGGCATTAAGAATTCAAATAGCATCAGATTTACATATCGAATACAATAATGATTTTAATGTGGACCCTCTTACAATAATAACTCCATCTGCTGATATACTCATATTAGCAGGGGATATTGGTTCGTTTTACAAATACGACCAATTATATAATTTCATAAAGGACCTTGTGGACCATTTCAAACACGTACTTTACATCCCAGGTAACCACGAATATTACGTACCTCCTGGTTACACCCCTAAATCCCACACGGAACTATTAGAATGTTCTGATAATTTAGACAAGGCATTCGATAACTTCAACATACTACATCGAAAGAGCATCCAGATAGGTGATATTTGTATTGTTGGTGCAACACTTTGGAGTGAATTAGAATGTGAACTACCTAGATTTATTGTTCGTATACACGGTATGGACACTAAATCATATAAAAGAAACCACGAAACAGACCTCAAATATTTAAATTCTATGGTCGGGTACTGTAAAACTAACAAACTAAGAATGATATGTGTAACTCATCATCCACCAACATATGATGTAATGAAAAACACTACTAAACGTACTAAGTATATTTCACTTTACGCGAGTAAACTAGATTCTATGTTGAAGAAAGAAGATATCGATATGTGGATTTGTGGGCATGTACATAGTAATTTTGACTTTACATCAATGGGTGGATGTAGGATTATTGGAAATCAATTGGGAAAACCTAAGGATAACATCAAAGACTACTCTAAAAATCTAGTCATTGAATATTAATTTTTTTATTTTTATTGCTTAAAATAAAAACATGAATGACGTAATCGAAAATTTCTCAAGGGCTTTCGCACCTGAATGGATCTCTAATGATCTCGGGTTAGATATCGATGATTTTGAAAGTTATCTTTCAGAAATTGATATAAATATGGATGACGGTTTTCAGGGGTGGGTGTTTGAAAAGTGTAAGAGTGATTTTGATATACTTAAAAGTATTGTGACAGAAAAATAATAACGAGTTAAATGGATTCAACTTTAACCGCGTTTATTTTAGGTTGTAATAGTAACATTTTTTTATACTCAAAAGTACAATTGTGATCTGACAGGTGTTGATTACAGTATCTTTTTTCACAACGACATGTATACATTTGAATAAATAGTTTAGGTATTTTTTTACCACATTCGTAGCATATTATTTTAGTTTTGTCTTCCATATTTATATTAATATTAATATAATTATCCAAAATAAAGAATTTTTTTCAATATTGTTTTTGTGTGTTTAGTTAGTCTAATTTTATCATCGGATAAAAATGTTTTCAGACATTCTAATTTCACCCAGCCTATAGAATTGACGTCATTGTCTAATAAATTTGTCTGTATAGACACTTCACATTTTGTGTAAGGTATGAAATAATACGTACATGTTTCATCTAAAACAATACATGTGTCTAACATACTGTAACTTATTTCTAACCCAGTTTCTTCTTTGATTTCACGTATTGCGCCATCTGCAATACTTTCATTTCTTTTTAGTGTACCTTTTGGTAATCCCCATAAATTACCCCTTGACTGTACCAATAATATAGAATCTTCTACTCGGTCGAATAAAAGCCCACCCGCCTTGATATTCCTATCATTATCATTAATTGTTTCGTTAGATTTATACACACTTGTTGACAGCATACAACATCCAAATTTACAATTTATATTAGTTACTTCCATTTGTATTAGTACCAACATCTCTTAAGTCGTGATTTTTTAGAATCACAGTTCCATCCTCAGTTGGTATTGTTTGTAATTCAATCCTACCAATTGAGTTTATGTAGTTGGAAGCATTTATAGCAGTGATTCTTTTCAAGTCATTAGCAAGAACTTCTCTAATAGATTCTAGACCAACTTCGTAGTTCAAGAATCTAAGATTTTCTAGTTTACGTATATAACCCTGTAAATCTTCGTTGTTTGTGATATATTCAAATATTTCCGTATTTTTTCTCCACTCGTACGAACTATCAAGAGAATCATGTCTCCAGTTATTCATCCATGAGGTGTATTGATCAAATAATGGATTAGATGATTTACACGTCAAAAAAGTGGTTCCAAATTCGAATGGTATTTTGGTTTTGAGGTATTCAAAAGAGGTAAGATCAATAATGCTTTCTATACCAAATAGTTTTTGGGTATCTCGTGATGTTGTTTCTAGTTTATCAGGTATAGTATCGTGTACTATTACGAAATTTTCGTTATAACTCATTATTCGTTTTGTCATTTTCATCACTAACAGAAACTATTTTTTTTTTCATTTTTACTTGATTGTTTATCCTTGTCTCAGCGTCTATAATTCGCTCTTCTTCAAGACATGCAAATTTGTATAGTATTTGTCGAAGGTGTATAGGTAAATCCGTGAGGTTCCACGAAATATCACAATTAGCATTTCTTGCATTCTTACGTGAATGTTTGTATAAATCTTCGCATGTTTTATCGTTTATGCTATGTTGTTTTATAAGAGCATATATTAATTCATTGCCACTTACGTCTAATTTTGATATAATTTCTATCAGTTTCGTTTTTTGAATCGAAGTTAAATCTTTTTTAAGGATTTCAGTATTAAGGGTATCATATAGAGTAAACTTTGTCATTATTTTATTTTTTATTATAAAATAATTTTATAATTCTATTTTATTAGAATCTGCCGGTGGTATTTTGAGATTTGTTAGAGTATGCTTCCTTTAGAGTCCTGTATACACCCTGTTGTTTCTTGATATAATCTTCTTTACATACTTCGTCATCCATAGCACATCCTTCTACATCTGAAATCAATGTTCTCTGGTTGGTAGGACGTTTATTGTATTCTTCGGCGTAAGCAAACGCCACTTGTTCGATAAATTGACGTATGTTAGACTCGTTCAGAGGACCTGAATACATCATATAAGCACGTCCTTTAGCAAAAAATACTAGTAACGGAACGTACTCTAGTTTAAGGTTTGATTTATTACATGTCGCAATAACCCCCTTGTTTGTATCTAGATTAATCATTCCAAATTCACAACCGACGACAGTATCCGCTAAATGACGGAAAATAGACTTTGCTTTATCACAATGTTGACATTGTGTTGAATGAAATAGGATTAATGAATAACCCTGATCTCGTAAATTATGTGTCAAAGTTCCGTCATTATCACATGTAAAATTTTGAGATGTCATAAAGTGCATGCTGATGTATTTATTATAAGTATAAATTTTATTTAAATATTAATTACAATAGCAACATACAACCGACTGTACTATTTATTGTCTCTAACATAACGCTGATATCAAATATCATACTATCCATTCGAAGTAGTAAATTATCATGTTTCACGCGTAAACTAACTAGATTTCTAAATAACTCTTTCTTAGTATCCATTAACGACATTAACTTTGTATCTAATATTTTTATTTGTTTAGTAAATTCTATATCTTTATTCAATGTGAAACCTACCGCATTTAAGTGTCTATCTTTTAGTTCAACTTTATGTTCCATAAGTTTTCGTTCTTGAATCTTCAACTCATTTACAGTTTTTTGGATTGCATCGTGTCTATTTGTATACTCCATTAATTTAGCACATATCTCTTGATATTTACTTGTTATTTGATGAGGTATGTTCACTACCAATTTTAACGGGTTAACGTTCTTGCTCACATTCCGTTTCAAGTTATGTGATATCTTATTCTTTATTTCATGAACATCTTCAGCCGTAGTTTTAACTTTATCAAATAATGTCTCTAAACTAACCAACACAGAAATCTTCCTATACTTATGCACCTGTTCCTGGTTTATTTCTATACTTAGTACATTTATATCATTCTGTTTATCTATGTAGTACATATTATCACTACTATATATACATAATTTGTACTGTAATGATGTAACACATAAAGACAGGCGGTTTATCTGTCTAAACATATCTTTACTTTTATCGTTATGTTTATGCGTTAACTTAATAGGACGATTATAATTGTCTTCTATTACAGACTCGGCGTTAATTTTTTTGTCGTTAAGTTTACGATTTACATCGATCTCGTCATACCCACCTTCCTTACTATCAATTATTGAAGAGTCACAATATCTATCTATTATATCACCAAACAAATTTATCTTTCTTTGTTTGACCCTAAATACATTGGTACCCTTACCTACTGTAATTTGATATTTTGATGGTATATACAACATAAAAGTCTCGTCATTTGACGTTGCATATATCTCTATCATAATACACCTCATTTTTTCATCTACAAAGAATGTACTTGTTACCATTTCATTCCTGGCTAGAAATATATCCAGTTTATCGATAGATAACGGCATTTATCGTAATTTTATTTGACTTAAAACCATATTTTATCTTGATTAAAATAAACATGGTACTACTCAATGATGTTAAGGTATCCCAATCTTCTCGTCCTTCACCTGACGAAATTATACAAAATTTGAAACTTGTTTTCAACGGAGAAATCAAACCAGATGTCGGAAAAAAATCACAAGCGATTGAAGGTTTCGAGAATAAACCAAAAACAAGTATTCCGGTTATAGACATGATTGTCTTTTTCTGTTTTATACTAATTATCACAATTGGTTCTTTGAAACTTCAACTACAAGAGAAGGTCACCAATCCATATATTATGAGTGTCGTACACGCCATTCTTATTATTATTCTATTCTATCTTTATCTAAAAATCAAGGGTTAATTTTTTTTGTAGTCAATATGACACTACAAAAAAACATTTGTTACATTTGATTTACAAATTTCACCATTTCAGAATGTTCACGTGGAAATCTAATAGATGACATGCCTCCGTTCCCGTCGATTAAGAAAAATGACGGATACCCATTAACTTTAAGAGGATTCTCCATCTTAGCAACTTCATCATCAGACATTATTGCAAAACGGACCTTTTGCATAGAAGACGCCTTAATAAATTCAGGCATTGTTTTCTTACAATATCCACACCATTCGGCGTGAACAAAAAGTATAGTTGACTTACCGTCGGCAACCCATGCTTGGGAGTGTAAATTTCCATCGTAGTGAATGGCTTGGTGTGTAAGATTATGGATCATTTTTTATTATATGTTCATATTTTATTTTAAAGATTAATTTTTTATAAAGAAACACCATGTGCGATAATATTCTGTTTAAATGTAAAACTGACGACGCATTCCGTATTAAAATTATGACCGAAATAACATCAAATGTATTAAAAACTAGTTTCTGGGAAATAGGTCCAAACGGTATATCTCTTTCAATGTTTGACGATTCCCGCAAAACCATGATAACCATAGATTTACACGCTGAAAATTTCCAAATGTATCACTTCTCTTCCGCTGAAAGTATAAATATTGGGGTAAATTCCTCTCATTTTCACAAAATGTTAAAATCTATTAAAAAGAAAGACACTCTTGAACTACAAATAAATTCATCTCAGTCTACAGAACTTATTATTACAACTATACCAAGAGAGCACAATAGAACTACAGTTTCTGAAATTAAGATACAAACAGTTCAAAATTTAGAAATAATGAATCCATCTGGTTACGGTAAATCTATTATTATACCATCTACAGATTTTCAAAAGATGATCAAAGATTTAAGTACACTAAACAGTGAAAAAATCATAATCACAACTAAAGACGGCATGATACATTTCACTGCCGACGCCGACGGAATAATGAAAAGAACAGTATCTTTCGGTGAAAATAATACAAAAGATACACTCAAATCTATGGATTACTTCTCAACCGAACAGATTCAACGTATTTCAAAAATATCTGCTCTTTGCGAGTCGATACACGTTTATCCATCTAACAAAGACCTACCTATCCAATTTAAAAGCAATATCGGACTTCTTGGTACAATGTGTATCTACATTAAATCTGACGAAAACATAAGTCGTGAAAACGAATAAACGGTTTAAACATACTTTATTAGCATGTAAAATGAATAAAGACGTAGTAAAACTTGAAATAAAAGAACTTAACCCTGAAATCATTCCCCCTTTAACATCTAAGTTTGAAGACCCTGATTACAACGGTGGTTCAAAGTTAGTTGTCGTCGGTAAACCTGGTACTGGTAAATCTACGCTTATTAAGGCTCTTTTATATAGTAAAAAGCATATCTTTCCGGTTGGTATGGCGATGAGTGGTTCGGAAGATAGTAATCACGCTTACAAGAGCATTATGCCTAGTTCTTTTGTATACAATGAATATGACGAACAGAAAATCAAGGATTTTATCAAACGACAGAAGTTGGCTGCTAATCACCTAAAAAACCCATGGGCTGTTATGATTCTTGATGACTGTACTGACGACCCTAGAATTTTCAACGCACCTTTACAACACGCATTATATAAAAAGGGTAGACATTGGAAGATGATGTATATTCTTTCACTCCAATATGCAATGGATGTGAAACCCGTTATCCGAACTA